GCATCATCAACTTCAGGTATTATGACAATCGATTGGCAAGGAAATACTGCAACTGATAAAATTGCACATGCTTTACCTACTTCAGAACCAAATGGTTCTAGAACAATATGGCCTGAATATGTTTGTGCTCATACTTTCTTAACAAAACATGGCGATCGTTATTTTATTAATGTTTTACATACTTGGTCGTATGCTAATATGGTAGCTACTAAAGCAACTGCTGCTGCTCAAAAAACTTTAACTACATTTGAAGTAGATACATCAACTTGGACTTCATGTACTTATGTAAATTCAGTTGCAGTAACTGCATATTCTTATTGTGGATTGGATGATAATAATACCAAGATCGCCGTTATTCGTAATGGTGGTGTGGATGTTTATACTTCAAATAATGGTATTTGGTCTGTAACTGCATCTGAACCTGGTGCTATTTCTTTTGTGGCTCGTGATCAATCCAGTCGTTTATGGGCTTTAGATTGGGTAGTAAATAGTTTTGATTTAATTACAGCTACATCAGATTTTACCAATACTATTGATTTTACAGAAATTAAACCTAAAATCAGATTAGTCTCAGAGAGTTTGCCAAATCAAGTTAGTGTTGTTTTGAATGACCGTGATTTAACATATGAAGGTTCCAATATTTCTACTACAGCAACAGTTAATGCTTATAATACCAGTAGTGCTAGAGTTTCAACAACTGTATATTTGAAATTATCAGGTTCAAATGCTCGATTTACTTCCAATGGTTCAACTGAATTAGAAGTAACCACCAGTAGGAGTGCAGATACAACAGTTAATATTACAGTAACCGGTTCAGGATATATTCAACTATCAGGTTCGTTTAGTATATAGGTTATCTATCATGAGTACATTTATCAATTATTTAAATACCTCAGATCGTGTTTATGTCTCCTTTGACCAAAAATCCATAACTGAACAATTCAGACCTCATAGTGATTATGTTAGAGTTGAGAAAACAATTGAAGGATATACTGGAGGCAAACAAAATATAGCTTCAGTTGAAATGTTTGTAAAAGGAACTGATTATGCTTTGAGTCAAACCAATGAACATTATTTAAATGGATTTGATGCAATTAATGTTTTGGATAGTGGTTCAAATTTTGAATTGGAATTCTTTTTAAATGAACAGAATCCTCAACAAAAGTTCGCTCGTGTTGTGGAAACTTCATTCTCGTCAAATGTTCAATGGTCATAAATGATCATCGATGATTACTGGATCATCATAGATTAATTGTAATTATGATTATATAGATTTTATTTATTTTTAAAAAAAGATTAAATCTGGATGCAGATACATATATAATATTAGACATCAAATAAATTAAACTATCAAATAAATGGCCTCGAATTGTTACGGTATGGCAAGTTTTGAAGTAAAGGATTTAAAATGGCAAGAACCAGAAAAATTAAAGAAACAGATGAAATAAAAATATCTGATATTACAGAAGTGGAAAATATTCCAATTACACCATTAACAACGATTGAAAAAAATGAAACCACAATCATTGATGAATTACAAAAAGATATGGTATCATATGGTGTAGATCCATATGCACATAGTTCAGTTTATCAATTTGATGATGCATATTCTAAAGGTGCATATTTTTTTGAACAAAGTAATTATGGTGAAAGAAAATTTGATTATAAAGTTTTAAATAATATTGCAACACATCCAATTGTTGCATCAATTATTCAAACACGTATTAATCAAGTTGCTGAATTCAGTGTGGCCACAGATGATGAAGATTTAGGATTTCGTATTCAATTAAAAGAAAAACATCGAGCGCCTACTGAAGCTGAAAAGAAAAAGATGTTTGAAATTCGAGAATTTTTATTAAATTGTGGTAGTAATCCTGTAGATTTTGAATTAAATTTTGAAAGTTTTGTTAGACAAGTAATTCGAGATAGTTTAGTTTATGATCAATGTAATTTTGAAATTATTAGAAATAAAAAAGGACAAGTTGTGGCATTTGCACCTGTTGATGCTGCAACAATTAGAAGATCAAAATTATCTAAAGAAGAAATGAAACAAGGACGTAGAAATTTTGATGGAATTCATTATGTGCAAGTTGTAGGACAAAATAATAAAATTGTTGCTGAATATACTACAAAAGATTTATGTTTTGGTGTTAGAAGAAGAAGAACATCAATTAATTCTTTTGGTTATGGTTTTCCTGAGTTAGAAGAATTATATCAAACATTACAAAATTTATTTAATGCTGAAACTTATAATGCTGCCAATTTTACCAATGGTATTTCAGCGGCAGGTTTAGTTGCAATTAAATCAAAAATGAATCCAAAATTATTTAGGGCTTTTAGACGTGAATTTTATCAAATGCTAACAGGTGTTAATAATGCAAAAAGAACACCATTGATTCAGTTAGATCCGGATCAAAAAGAAGAAATTCAATCTGTTAATTTAGGTTCAACTAATAGTGAAATGGAATATAATGAATGGATTGGTTATTTAATTAAAACTGCCTGTGCTATTTATCAAATTGATCCAGCTGAAATTGGTTTTGTATATGGGAGTGAAGGACAATCATCATCAATATTTGGTGCCGATCCTTATGCTCGTGTTTTAATGGGACGTGAAAAAGGATTAAGACCTTTAATTCGTTCTTTGGAATCTTGGATTAATAAATATATTATCAATGAATTAGATGAAAATTATGAAATTAGATTTGTAGGTTTAGATAGTATTATGATGAAAGATAAAATTTCTTTGGAACGTCATAAAATGAATTATTTAACAATCAATGAAATTAGAGCTGAACATGATTTACCACCTATTCCTGGTCATGATGTTGTTAAAGATTTGGCAATGGTATTAGCTCAGAATGCACAATCACCTACAGAAATTGAAGAAATGCAACAGAATGAAGCTGATAAACAACAATCAGTTAAGAAATATATGTGGGAAGATGATGAAGATTTGGAAAATGATGATGATTTAATTGATTGGGAAATGGATCAAGTGTTAGCTAAAGGTATGCCATCATTAGAAGGATTTGATGAAAATAAAGCATTATTCGAACCACCTCAGGCTGTTAGAAATACTGCACAAAGAGCATTAGATGCTAAAGAAAAATATGGTGATGAAGTTAAAGGTGGATTACAAGTCGGTTGGACTAGGGCGAGTCAATTAGCATCAGGTGAAAAGATTAGTTATAAAACAATAAAAAGAATGTATTCATTTTTTAGTCGACATAATGGTAATCAAACAGTTGATCCAAAGAATAAAGACTTTAAATGGGCTGACAATGGGTACACGGCTTGGCAAATTTGGTCAGGTGATGCAGGCTTTGCGTGGGCAAAACGTGTAATTCAATATGTGGAAAATTGGAAAGAAAAAAATAAAAAATAAAATATTCAGTATAATTATAAAAATAAAAACGGATATTTTAATATGTTTAAAGATTTATTACAGACATCGCGTGAAGAAGCACAAAAAATAGTGTCAGAACTCGCACAAAAAATAATTGATACAACAGTTGTTGAAGAAAAATTAGAAATAATTAATGATTCTTTTAAAGAAGATATTGATACAACAACTCAAATTATTAAACAGACAATATCAATTAAACAACAATTAATTATTGAATTAAAAAAAGCTTATAATCTTCGTAAAAAATTATATCATAAAGATAAATATTCAAAACATTGTTATAGATTATTAAATGAAAATCGATTATCTTTAAAAGATTTTGAATTTTGTTTTAAAAATATAATTGGTTTAAATGCTTTATCATTAGATTATAAACTTTTAGGTGGTGGAACTATGTTGGAATTGGAAAAATTAATTAAATCTGGTTTATCATTGGATCAGGCATTAAATCAAAAAATCGAAATAAAGGATTAAAAAATGCAAAATAAACAATACTTCTCACAATTTATGCCTATCAGTTTTGATTTAATTAAAGCTGAAGATCAAAGTAAAGAAGGACGCATCTATATCAAAGGTATTATTAGTACTGAATCAATTGATGCACAAGGTGAAATATTAAAACAAGATGGTTTAGATTTTTCATACTTTTTAAAAAGAGGTTATATAAATTATGAACATTCTCAGGGCGCTGAAAATATGCTTGGTGCTCCTGTTAAAGTTGAAAAATGTATGTATAAAAATAAACCTGCACATTTTATGGAAGGTTATTTATTTGCAGATATGAAAAAGGTGCAAGATATTGTGGCTGTTTGTAAAGCTATGTCTAAAGCCAATGCCGATCGTGGTTTAGGTTTTAGTGTTGAAGGTAAAGTTGAAGAACGTGATAAAAAAAATCCTTCAGTAATTACTAAAGCTAAAATTTTAAATGT